CTTTTATATTCTCAAAATTAGTTGTATCAATAACCTTGCCATCTATTTTAACTTTATCGTTGCCGACTGATATTGAAGTCGGAGTACCTAAGCGTGAAGTTAGTGGCGTAATCCCTTTTAGTTTTTGATTCTTTTTACTCATTATAATTTTATGTGGTGTTTGACTTGGACTTGTGCTGTAATATCGCCATTCAAAGTTACTGCCTCTATAAAGCACATTATGACTCTAGGATCGCCATTTGAAACATCTGCAACGTCTGCGCTGTCTATTGTTAACGTTGTTTGATATATACCATAATTATCAACAGTAAGCGGCGAACTATTGTGAGCCAGTAAAGTTCCATCAGTTAACGCTCCAGCAGTTGAGCCTGAACCTTCGCCAGTTGTGTTGTCCATTTCATAAGAGTACAAATGAAAATTCAAAGTAGATGCGGAGTTGTTGTCTGAAGTTGCCACTACTCTCACTTGATCGATTGTCATACTATCTTCTAAAAAATATATACAAGGCAAAACGTCACGAGTTTCAATTCCGTTCATTGCTTGCGCTGTATCAGGATCAGTACCAGCACCAAAATCATCGTTTGGAACATAAGCACCTCCCGCGCTATCTGTCAATCCTCCGTGCAATACCATTGGATAATGATTTGCAGTTGATGGAGAAAAATCTCTTAATGAAAACGTTGTTGTTTTTGTGTTAACAAATGCACCATTTACAATTACCTCGTTATTTGTTGTATCAACATCCATAACAGTCAATGAATCTGTGGCGTTTCTAACTCGTATTGTTTGAGTGCTATTACTTGCCGGAACAATTTTTATAGCCTGAGTTGATAAAGATATAGGCGTTGAATTTCCGTTGCCAGTTTTTAAAGTTCTAACAGTTCCATCAACTCCGCTGTTAGAATTGTCCATTTGTAAAATATCATTAAAAGTGTTAGATGGTTTTTTCCCAGTAAAACTCATTTAGTGTCTAAAGCCTTTTTAACTGTTTTTAAAATTTTATCATCTAAATCGTTTTTGGTTGACTTAACTAATTTATCAGCAAGTGATACTACAACTTTTTTTACTACTGCCTCAGATGCAACTGTTTTAACTACAAATCCTAATAAAGACCCAAACATTATTTTCTCCCATTCTTTTTAATTAATTTTTCCATACTCTTGAATCCTTCATCTAACTTTGTTTCAATAGTTGCTAACCTAACTTGTATCGATTGAACGTCTTCTTCATTTTCTTGGCTATTTTCAAACGCTACGCTCGTTTTATCTTCTAGGGCTTCAAACCTATACATTACTTGCGAAGCTGTCCATATGACCGATCCTACTAAGCCTATAATAGTAAGTACGTTTCCCATTGATATTTGCTTTTCAAATTTTATCATAATTTCTCCAAGTTTTTAATCCAGTAATAAACAGCAACTATAATCATAATTGCTAGGCATATATTTCCAACAAAACTCAATCTATTAATTCAAAATGAGGCATATCATCAAATCTATTATCAGCAACTTGACCATCACGATCCCAATCGCCGCCCCATCTTAATTTGATACCCATAGAACCAGCAACGCCCAATACAAATCCAGCAAAATAAGTTTGGCGTTCACGATCATCGAAGTCAATAGGATATGGGGTGACGTCAACTGCGCGACTAGGAAAAGCGTTGTGACGCCCATCAGGATACTGCACTTTAGACTTGCCCTCATTATAGTATTTATTTTGTTCATCTTTACCTCTATGTCCTTGAAGTATAGAGCAATCCCAACCCTTACCAATAACGCCTGAATTGAATAACTCTATAACCTTATGAAATACCTTTTGTAATTTAGGATCACAACTTTCTAATCGCTCTAATGATATGGCTGAAAACTTAACCATTAAACCAACTTTAATAGATCGGCTTTTTTTGTTACGTTATCAAAATCAATATCATTGTTTAATAAATAAGCTTTTATGTCAATAACCTTCCAAGATGAATCAGGTTTGTTTTCAACCTTTAAACCTAATTTTTTATTTGCTATTCTTTGTCTCAATTTATTCATTTTATCCCCAGTAGTGAGCAAGGGTGGCAATGACGCCACCCATACTCTGTTCATCATTTGTATTAAGTAAGCAAGAATGATCTAACTTGACCAGCCGCGGTTCCATATCTAACCAAGATACCGAAGATAGTGTCAGCGATTACTTTAGTTCCTAAGTAATCCACATCATATTGAGATTGAAGTCTAGCTTTCTGACTAAATGCAATATGGCAAGCGGATTTATGAAGAACATAGCCGTGAGGAGCTTTGTTGTCAGTTCCTCCAGCTGAATCCATATCAGTTGTGGCTGTTGTTACGTTTTGACTCATCATAACATTAAAGCCAAACGCTTTAGCAACAACACCAGTTTGAGTGAACTGTGAACCAAGAGCGGCGCCTTGAGTTGCAAGTGAAAGATCAGCGATGTTCATTAGGTTAGCATATACACCCGGCGACAAAACTATTGTCCAATTGTTTGGATCAGGGTCTTGTGCATAACAAGAAGTAGCGATGACATCAAAGTCAGCCTCTGTTCCCATAGGTGTTCCACTTATATCAATTTCAGTCGCGGCGTTCAGTCCGCCTGAAGCTTTAAGCGAATCAATGATTGCTGTGTCGATTGCTGTATCAACAGCATTTGCAATTGAATAACCTAATTCTTTTGCAAACATATTTAAAAGGTCATAATTACCTTGAACCTGAACAACGTCTTCAATAAGTGCGGCGGCGTATTTGTGAGTATCTACGTTCAATACTTCTTCGCCAGCATCGCTTGAAGATGTTTCCCAAGTGATTGCGCCTTCAGATTTAGTTCCAGCAGTTACCTGATCGATCTTTGGTAAGTGTATTCTTTCGCCTTGTGTTGCTACTAAAGGACTGAGGTCGTTGCAAAGGTTAGTTAATACCAGTTTTTCTTTTATTGCTGTTTCAACTGCCGGTCCCCAAATTTCTGTTGCAAAGGATTCTCCCGCTCTAGTGCCTTCGCCATTTAGACCACCGGAAATCACAGCATTCGCATTGTATGCCATTTTTTTCTCCTACCTATTTAAAGGTTGTTAGTTATTTTGAAATAATTTTTAAATAATCTTTCCAGTTCTTACGTTTAAAATCATCTGATTTGTTCCAAAACTCATCAGCGGATTCTACGCCTAATTTGTCACGAACTGGGTTTGCTGTATTCACTTTGGGTGAATTAGTTTGTTGAGAGTAAAGTCCGTAAACGGTCTTCACTACATCGTGGGGATGATCTTTTAATTTTTCTTGAACTTCAGCTGGCATTTTAGCAAGTGTTTCAATCCGTTCTTGCTCTTCTTCAGCGTCTTTCATTTCTTTAAACGCTTTTAACTCTTTATTTTCTGCCATTACTTTTTCAGAGAACGCTTTTAATTCGCCAGTTTCTTTTAACTGGTTCATTTCGCGTTCTTCTTCAGCTAATTCAAATGCTGAAACCTTTTCTTGAAGTTTTTTGTATTTACTATTTATTTCATCGAATCTAGGTTTCGGAATCATATGATCATCGTTCTTTTTTTCGTCTTGATTGACGACTGCGCTGTTATCGTTAACGCTTTCGGTTGTCTTTTTTTCGACTTGATTGTCGTTATTTTGAATATCTTTATCCATAATCTACCTCTAAGTTAATTATAATTGTGATTTGTGTCAAACTATTTTTTAAATGTGTCTTTCATAGCGTCGTCAACCATATCGAACAATCCTTCCAATAACTGTTTTTCATCTTCTTCAGTCATTAGGGGAAAATCTAATTTTTTATTTATATTTTCAATTAACATATCTTTTTTTGATATAAATATTTTATATATCAATCCTGAAAATACTGCCATTATTTTATTCATCGCGTCTGCTCCTCTTTTTTAATCCGTTGCCAGTTAATGATTTAACAATTTCAACCAATGATTCATAACTGCTTCTCATATCAGCTAATGATTCTTTAGTTTCCATCTGTAATTCTTTCTGTTGTGATATTAATGTTATGATTATTTTCTCTAGTCTTTGCATATTCTCAACCATATCATCCATCAAGAACTTTTGCATAAATTGAGTTTGCTTCCATATATACCATCCAAATGCAATCGTCATTGCTATCGGCAAGCCAAATTTTTCTAATACTTCAAAAGGTGTCATTTTCCTACTATCACTTTAAACGTTGCCATCTTTAATCCAGTTTCTATAATACCATCTACTTCTTCATCTAATATTTTTTTAACTTCTTTTGGAATTTTATCTTTATGAAATAAAAATCTTCCCTGATCTTTATTGCCAATAACCTTTTCAGTCTGTGCTTTATTAAACCAGCCAATCTCTAATCCTCTAACGCTAATTAAGTGAGTTAAGCTTTGCAACATTTCTCCGCTTAATTTTAAATCAGGTTTTGTTTTCTTTGATGCTTGCGCTCTACCTTTACCAAGTGCCTTGCCTGAACTTTTTTTGTTTTTATATTCTGTTGTATATTTTTTTTCTGCTCCAAAGAATTTGCCTTTATCTGCTATTGCAATTAAGGCATTTACAACTCTTTTGCCAGCTTTGTCCAATTTCATTTGAGTTAGACTAGGAGCAAGCGGTTCGCCTTTCTTGATTACTCTGCCGCCCTTTATTTTTTGACCCTTCGATATGTTGCTAAATATTTTTTTTAATTTATTTTTCATCTATTGTTTTTAATTGTTTTTGCTGTTTCTTTTTAATGCTTGAAAGTTCTTGTGAATAAGGACGCCAAAAATGTCTGCAATTATAACCACCTCTTTCAACAAAGGCGTTTCCATAAGTGGATTCAATGTAATCTAAAGTGACTTCTCCTTCTTGCAACATTTGCAAACAGATCGGTCTTGTTTTGCTGTCTGCTGGACCAACATAAATATAAGTCTGATTGGCTGGAGCGTTTTCAGCTTGCAATCTAGTAACTTGAGAAGAAAAATTATTCATTTGGTTGTTTAATTCAACTCCGGCTTGATATGGTTTTATTCCAGTAGTTTCAATCAAATCCTTAATCATATCGTTTCTATTCTTGCCAAGCAATACGCCTTTAGCTATTTCCGATCTTGCAATATTACTTATTGAATTAGCCTTAGCAATTATAGTTTGCTTTTCTAAATTAATTAATCCTTGAATTGATTCTTCACTGATGCCAGCAAAAAAATCAACCTCTCCTAGAACTGATGTATATTGATTAATTACTGCATCTATCTCTCCTCTTAGTCCTAATTCATCTAATACTAGATATTCTAAATCCATCGTATCAACTAACTGAATAATTTCGTCTTTTGTAAGATTAGGAACTGCAAAGTAGATTTCATCAACTAGGTCTTCCATAACACCAGTTATGACCTTTTCGTATGCTAAGGCTGTTTTTTCTGCGGTATCGCCTAAAGGCATTTACTCTCCTTCAGGCGTTTGTAATGCTTTTAAAAGTTTTGACCCTACTTGCTGATCTTGGGGGGCGTTGTTAGTTTCAGGAGATTGGGGTATTCTATTAGATCGCTCCTCAAGGTATTCAATGGCCTTGTTAATATCAGCAAATCCATCAGGGTCAATAGATTGTAAGTAATCAATTTTATCTGCTAATCCGTGTGTCCATTTCCATTCCCACAACTGTTGTTCTAATTGCGGTTCGATTGGAAATTCTATTTCAGCAAAATCAATTTTAATGTCATCAGGAAAAACAGAATTAGTTTCTACATTGTAAATCTGTTGTTCAATTTTATAAACATCTTTTTCTAAAATTCTAAACTTTTCAACGTCGTCTTCTCGCGCTTCTAATAACTCTATATTTTCAATACGTAATGCAACGCCTGATTTGTTTCCGCTCAAACCATAATCAAAGGTTATGTGGTGATTCTGAAATATGTGTTGCAACTGGAATTTTATCCCTTCAATGATACCGTTAATATCAGTGTTAGGACTTAGATTGCTCATATTTCCATCCTCTAGAACCACCACTTTGTTTAACCCTACCTCTATCTCATTTTCATCTACTCTACCTTCAATTACAAACTGTCCTCCAGCTGATCTTATATGATGTTGCAACATTGTCATTGCAATATCTATTTGCTTATTTGCCAGCACAATATCCATACCTGATTCACACCAAAATTCATCTACTGAATTATTTGGTTGTGCAAATGCAAATGGTAAAACGCCATAAGGGTTAATCATTTCAGGATTTGATTCTGTTGGAGCGTATCTATTGCCATCAACGTCAAACATAAAATGTTCATCCGCGCTCCAGTACATAAATCGATCCTCTTGACTTTGAGTGATGTCATCAGTTGTTTTTCCAATTTGATAAGTTACCGCAACTGGCGTCATCGGATCAGAAGGATCAAAAATAGGTACAAAATTAATTATTGGGTGATACATAAATTTATCATTACACCAATGAACGTGCAAAGCTATTGTTCCTAATAAATTATGAAGTCGTTCAAACTTTTTCATCATAAAATCTTTTTTATGTGTAACTTCTGAATACAAATCGTTATCGACTATTCTGATCGGCGCGTCTTTATATGTAAGGCTTATTCTATTTATCAACCTTTTTGTAAGTGCTTGTGTATAAAGCGGGATTTCTTTTTGGAGCGATCCTTCAAAATATCGTTCTATATATTTTTTTGTATTGCTGTAAGTATAATATTCAATAGCCATATCTCGCATCTCAAACATTTTATCTTGATTGTAAGATTTTAAACGTGAGATTGATTGCGCTATTATATCGCTTGCGGTTGATGTGATTAGAGGTGGATACATTTTGTTCTCCTATGCCATAAATGATTTAGTTGTCGGTTTACGTACTGGATATAACCAGTGAATTGCATATCTAAAACCATCTGAAAAATGTGTTAATTCAGAATTTGATTTGTCAATTTCTCGTGTCCCATCCTTGTTGCTAACTTGCTCTAAATCCCTAATCAGACCTCTACATCTATTATCTATTATTGTAAATTCTAATGCTTTGTTTACAGCGTTCACGCTGTCTATAACTGAAGGTGCTTTGTTTGGAACTTTTAAAATAAATCCTTCTTTTCTTAAAATATCGTGATCGCTGTGAGTGGCGTTTGTGTTTTTGGCTTTACCAGCTGGATCAGGATAACATATGATTTGACTGTTTGGATATTTGTTTTTTATATGTTTTGCAATTCTTTGAGTCATTAAATCTTTTCCGCCTGAGTGGTAGAGTTTAACTTCATCAAATACTTGTATTTTCCTCTCATTGTAGCCTTCTGATATATGAAATAAGGTTGCGGTAATTGGGTTGATGTTGAAGTCCATTCCGATGTGAATGACTTTGTTTTTTTCATAATTAACAACCTTTACATTTTCTTTTCTGTCAAATGAATAATAAGTTTGACCTTGCTGTAAGTTTACGAAATTACCGTTAATATAAGCATTAATTAATTTTTCATCGTAATTTTCTTTTAGGCTTTCAACAAATTCAGGAGGTAAAAATTTGTTATCTGTTGTCTTGCCTTGAATTAAATTGTATCCATTTTTAGATTGATCAACCCAGTATTCCCAAACCCAGTTGAAGCCTTCAGGTGTAGTTGCAACCCAGCCTGACAAGTGGTTTCCATCTCTTAATCTAGACAATCCCATTCGCCAAGCTTTATCATCTTTTAACAGCGCCGCCTCATCTATGGCAAAGCCAGCCAAATTCAATCCCGCCCAGCGACGCCAATTTTCAGCTGATCTTAAAATAATAGTACCTTTACCATTACCCCATTTAATATTATACTCCATATTTGAAGCCTTATATTCGAATCCAAATTTTAAATCTGTTAAGCATTGTTCTAATGTTGGTTGTAATACATCTCTTACCATTGGAAAAACTGGCTCCGCTAATAATATAACTTTATTAGGGTTTCTGCCTAGTTCAGCCAAAGCCTTTAAACAAAATGCCAAAGTCTTACCGCTACCATAGCCAGCAACTAAAGCTGGATACTTTTCTTTAGTTTCAATAAACTTCTTTTGATGTGTAAAACAATTATATTTCACTAACTTCAAATCCCATACATAAATCATCTTCATTGTCAACTGGCATATCTTTCTGGTTTAGTATTTGTTTTCCAAGCCAAATTAACATTGGAACAGAGCCATCATTTAACCAATTTCCCATTGAATCTTTATTCCCTAAGGCTCGATTCCATTGTGCTTTTCTTAGTCTTATTTTTCCAGCATCTCTCCCTTTTGTCAGAAATTCGGAATAACTCTTACGTAATAAACTCTCATCGCAACCAAAAAAAGATGCAATTTCTGTATTTGTGCAACCAAATGAAGCAAGCGATTCAACTTGTTTGCTATCTATATTGTATTTTTTAGGTCTTCCCATTTTTTTACTCATTAGGTTCGCTCTCTATTTGTGGCGATGAATTAAGTGCTTCAACAATAGCAAACTCAAAAGCTTTGCTGTCTGTGTCTATACTGCTTTTTTCAATTAACAGCTGTTTCCATTCTAACCATATATCATAAACGCTTTCAGGAACTTTAATATTTATTGTTTTTAATCCTTCATCGTAAACTGGTTTTTCTTCTGGCAATTCAGTCCAATCAAACTCATCCATTTTTAACAAGTTTTCCATATCTTCTAAGCTGTCGGGCATAAAATCTGCTAGTTCATCCATTGTAAATTCAGGCACAACATCTTCCTTAAATATTTGAGCATATTGTAAAAGATCATCTTCAAACCATTTATGATTACGTCTTCTGGCTATTGTAATTGCTTTTCCTTTACTTATTTCTCCAAAGTTTTCGCAAGGTACTTTTTCCCAGTTTAATCTAATAACCGCTTCTAATCTGTGATTGCCATCTATTACTTCAAATTTATTATTAATCTCTCTTACTGCTAATACTCCAACAGAATTATCAACGTTAATGCTGTTCATTAATTTTTCGATTTGTTCATCTGTACCGTCTGATTTATAATTCCAATCAGCTTTTATCAAATCTTTAACATCCATTTCAATTAATTGTGTTTTCATTCTTGACTCCCCGCGTTTAATTCATATTCTCTTTTCTGATAAATTGCAGTTAAAACATAATTTGCATAATGATCGTCAGGTACATTTGTTATTACTTTATCTTTTTTGAAACATTTTTTAATTAATGGTGCTAATTTTTTTGAGTTATGTTCTATTAATGACCTTTTTACTTTTTTATATCTTCCACCATCAAATATCACTCCAGCACCCCATCTGTTCACTTCTTTCCAAGATGTAGAGTCACAACTATAACAAAATTTAGCTACTCTCATAATATTTTTTTGTGTACATCCTAGTAAATGAATTTTTATATCAGGCTTAACATCTTTTATAATTTTACATAATTGAATAACTTTTAAAGGAAGATTTTTCCAGCCTAATGATCTAAATTCTGGAATAGATAAAGCGATATAATCTGAAAACTCAGCCATTTCAATCAAGCCTTGTTTTCCGTCTTCATAGTGCCAAACATTTATTTGAGTATTGTTAGGAAGTTGTTTTTTAAGTTTTTTTCTTAACTCCCAAGCTGTTTTAACACCTAATATTTTTTGACAATCAACTTCAACCACAGTGCCTGAATAGCCAGTACTTTTTACAAAATCAACAATTGCATCTTGCCACTTAACACAAAAATTGTAATCTCTTGGCCCAGCGTGTGCACCGAACATTAAAGTAAATAAACCTGAATCCATTATTGAATGTTTATATTTAGCGTCTAAATAGTTAGTAACATCTTCAGCAATCATTGTGCTTAATTTCATAGGTTTGATTCCAAATTTTTCTGCTATAAACGGAAATACAGTAAATAAACCATATCTAATGTCTGCTAATCTATTTAAAAACGACACAGAATCCATTTGTTCACATCCAGCAAAATGAACTTTCATATTTCTACCCTTGCTCCGCCTCTGTTGTCTTCTAATACCTCAACCCAATCGCAACCAAATTTATTTAAAATATCTTCTGCTATCATTTCACAACTCATATTGCCAAATTCACAAACATCTGAGTATTCAACGTGCCAATACTCTTCCTTCAAATATGTTTTAATGATTTCTTCTTGCATAAATATTTCAATTTCTCTGTTTGAATCTTGCACATTGAAACCGCATTTAATTTTAAATAAATGTCTATGCTCATAAGTCAAATAATATACTTCTCGAGGTGGATTTGGATAATTGTGAGTTCCTTCAATATCAAAATTTATTATTACAGTTTTTTTCATTTAATTAACCTCATAAATTCGCTTCTTGCTTTGTGATCTTCTTTAAAGAATCCGTTCACGTATGATGTAGTCATACAACCCTCTTTTTTTACTCCTCTCATTTCTTGACACATATGACGTCCAGTTACAACAACCGCAATACCTAACGGATTTAATTTATCTTTTAAATAATTGCCAATATTGTTTGTAAAATATTCTTGGGTATTTAAACGCTTAGAAAAATATTCAACACATCGCGCCAATTTGCTTATTCCAATAATTTGTTTGTCAGGTATGTAACCAATATTAGCTTTTCCAAAAAATGGAAGCATATGATGTTCACAGAATGTATAATATGTAATGCCACTTTCAATTATCATTTGATCGTAGCCATTAGCGTCAAAAACTGTTGGATTAAATTCGGGCGGCGTTGTTAGTTCCTTCCAAGCCTTAACAACTCTTTTTGGCGTGTCTTGCAGTCCTTCCCTTTTAACGTCTTCTCCTATACGCTCTAAAATTCTAACGATGTCACTTTCAAATCCTCTGTCAAATGAATTTTCCCAAGGGAATACAATCCAAGGCAAATTAGGTTCTATTCTTTTATCATATAAAAACAACATTGGTTTATTGTATTTTTTATATTTATTTGCTGTGTCACCGCTATCATATATATCATCGATAATACAATCAGCTTCTTTAATATTGTTAACAGCTTTTCCAGTTAAGCCAGCAACTACTTGACCTCCTCTAGGTATTCCATAATAAGAATTATATTTAGGCAGTTTATTTAACCGCTCATATATTTCTTTCCAGCTAACATTTTTTTTCATCTTACTCTCCAAAGCTTGTGCATTTGTACAGATAATTTCCAATCTGAATTTTCTTTACAAAGATCAATGCACCATTCCAAATTTTCTTTATTTAATTCATTTCCATCTGAATGAGGACTAACATATTTTTCAACGTAACTTCCTTTCGGTGCTAATTTTGTATCAGGTAAAAATTGACCTCGCCGCCTAACAATTCTTAACTCGTGAGGAACTTCTTCTTCCCATTTTTTCAAAATAGCGTGTTCAGCAATTTTAGGACTTAAAGCAATATGCTCAAAGCCTTTAGGTGGTTTTTTAATGCCTGATGTTTCAAGTGCTTGCAAATAATGTTTTGAAAAATAATTAACTATTTCTTGTGTTAACTGATCTAATGGTTCGCCGCCAGTCCAAACAATCCATTTGCAGTCAAATTGTTTTATGTAATTATGAATCCACTCGATTGATCTGTTTGTACCTGATGTAAATTCTGTATCACAATCAATACCTGATTTAAAACAAGCGTTTCTGGCTGAACAGCCTTTTAACCTAATAAATATACTTGGCTCTCCGGCTCTCGCTCCTTCGCCTTGCAAAGAATAAAATATTTCATTGACTTGTAATTGCTGAGTTTTTACTGTGCTCATATACCTCCACCTTAATACAAACTGGATTATTTTTATAATTTTTAGATTTTAGCCATAAGTTCATTTTATGAAAACAATACAACGAAAAAAATTCACAACCAACTTTATCTAATATAACTAAATCAATTATATCTTCTTCATCCATTGCTCGAAACAGTCTTAATTTTGGATCGTCTTTACAAACAACAGTTTTATGATCGAAGGTGTTTCTTAATGTTTGCTTAATATCTTTAAAACCACCAAAATCAACAACCCAGTTGCTTTCATTAAGGTTTTCAGCCTCAAACCAAAATTTAGCTTTTAAATTGTATCCGTGCAAATACTGACAATGACTTTGAGCCATTGGCTGTCTAAAGCAAGCACTTCCAAGTTCAATGATTTTGGTTGATTGAAATTTCATATATAAATTTACTTAAATATTTATGATTTGTTTGAAACATATTTTGATGATGTTTTTTTTCAAACTCTTTTAACCCAATTTGATGGTAATCCATATGGCAAGTTCTACAAACTGGAATCGCTGAAAAATGCTCTATCATATCGTTTTTTCTATTTCTACCCATACCAATTGAATTTAAATGATGCGGTTCAATTTCTGTAAACTGCAAACAAACACAACATTGATTATGACTTCTTATAAAGTCAATATATTTAAGGCTCATATTTTCAAATCTAATATCTTTGAATAATGACATTATCTCGGTTAGTTTTAAGTTGTTCGATGCTCATATTTACAAACTTTGGCGAATCGTCCCAGATAAAATTTTCATCTACCAGCGCATCAATTAATTGTTTACATCCTCCAACACAATTATCAAAGTCTAATAAACGTTTTCTGTATACTATTATATCAATATTGAATTTTTCAGGTTTTTTAATTTCTGCATAGCTTTTTAATGACATTTGATTTCTAACCAGCAATCTATATCCGTCTTTTATATCACGTTTTTTTGACCAATGGTATTTATCAAATGTATTTCGGGATAAGATTTTAATATCTAACGTTAATATATCCATAATTTCATCTAGGACGAACCCCGGAAAAGACTAGGCGATAAGTATAAGGATTCGCCGAAGAATTGATCCGCCCTAGAATATTCTGAACAATAACAATAACCAATAATAATTTAATAATAAAAATAAACTCCAAATAAAAATAATCCAAGTTGCAACAAAAAAATAACCTATACATTTAACAACGGTTAACATTAATATCTCGTCTTTGTACCGCTTAACTTACATTCCAACCAAAAAACAAAAATCTTCCAAATGCTGGATTGATTTATAGCTGTAATTTTATTTTCTCTCATATAAATATATGACTTTTTTAATTTTTTAGTTTTTTCAACATCGCTTTGAACGATATTGTGGTTTCGCATAAATCTTTGAACTGGATTGTCCATATCTTCTCCGTTTATAGATTCCAAAGGTTTCTTTTTTTTAATAATTTTCTCTTTTCCGTGTTTAATTTCTTTCGACATTTAGTACAATAAGTTAAATACTTTTTATTAAATTTTTTAGGATTTTCTCCAAACTTGATACCACATACCTGACAACTCCTCTCGCTATCAGGTATGAATATTTTTTGTTTACTCTTAAAAACGTTATAACCCATTACAATGAATTATCTAAAATATCGTCGAAAGATTGTTCTTCAATGTTTTCAGCTACGCCTTTATCATATGCTTCCAATGCCAGTATTAATATTTTATCTTTTAATTCTTTATCAGCTAATACTGTATCGTAAAACTCACCATCTTGACTTTTTTGGCTAGGCATTGCAACAAATTTTCCATTAATACCTTCTACCATTCGCAACCCTTTAATGATAAATCCATCTTTAGTTTGTAAGTCAAAAAATGCTCTAACTTTGCCCCAACTACCTTTGTTTATTCTATATACTTTCATCGTATCTCCTTATTTAAAATTATGCTGAGTTATAATTAATGAAGTTTTTATGCTGTCGATTGTGCTGTTTACATCCTCGACTACTGCAACTTTCAGCCAGTCAATTTTTAGTTCATTCCTCATTGATTTTTACTTATTAGCATCTCATAAGGTCAGATCATTGTGATCTGATTCTTTTATTGCTAATGTGCAATTATAACCCAGCAATCTTTTTCTTTTTATTTAAAAAATCTATTTTAGGTATATCTAATTCGCCTTGCTCTTTTAATTTTTTTCGTTCTTCCAGCTTTTTTTTATTTTCAAGAATCCGTTTTTTAGTTTCATTAGATTCTTTTAAGTTTTGATTTCTAGGAACAAATTCAGAGCGAAGCCAGTTTCGAAAGGCGGCGCGTTTGTTTTTATACCTTTTACCTTTAGAAGCTATGTAATCTTCAAACTTCAAAAACTCTTGAGGAACATCAATATCGGGATGCTTATCTTGCATCTCTAGCAAAAATTCTTTTCCGCATAACTTTGAATCTTTTTCTTTAGCCTTAACCTTAACCTTATCTTTATCTTTAAGAGTATCTATACTCTTACCTAACTCTATATTATATTTTTTTAAGCGTTTGATTACTGCTAGATGTGGTTTGCTTTTATCTGAGAGTGTTCCATATTGAAAATCAACAAACTTTGTGAGATACCATTTGTCGGATTTAATAACATTAATTTGACCTTTAAATGTTTTCAAAACTTGCTCTTCATCAAACTGGTAACCTATTATAAAAGACGCTAAACCTAAGTCAACGTCATAAATGCCAGCCAAATCGCATTTTGTAATTAAATAATCCCATAAACATTTATATTCAGGTTTTAATTTTCTAAACCAAAGTTTATCCCATTTATTAGTGTCAGTGAATCTTTTTGCCATAGTCTTCTCCGTTTTTTGTTATTAGGAACAATTTTTCCTTATATTATTTCAAAAAGTTCCTATTTAATTTAATATGTATCAATTATATTTTGAATCTTTTTTTGGTATTTATTGTTAATAGTAACATTATTATCAATCCAGTATTTAAGCAACTGCGGCGAAATACCTAATTTTTTTGCGAACCAATTTTTAGATCGTTCTTGTTGTGTTAACCAACCTAATATTTTATTAGCTGTCATTTTTATCTCCTTTAAATAAAGTAAAACTTTTTAATTCATTTTTTACTGCTGTCGTGCTTTGATGTCTTTTATCGTATGTTTTTCCGCGTAAATCCTTATTTAATTCTTGAATCTTTGCTCTGCAACGTTTAATGCTTGAGGGATTAGATAATTTTCGTTTTGAATAAATTGTTAAAAATTTAACCAGTTGATCATCTGTGCCTTTAGGATATTTTTTTCTAAATTCTTTTATCCAAATTAAAGCCTGAAGCAACTGATCGTTATCTCTTGTCTCAGGTTTTTCTTTTAACAACTTAGTAATTTTTTCATTTAATTTTGCTATCATCTAATCCCCCAAGTATTTTATCCTTCGATTGCGCTAGTTTGCTGTTCTTGATCTAATGCCAGCAATTCTTCAATTAATTCTGAAGCCAGTGCTTTAGTTGTAATGCCTACCATACGATCTTCATAATCATAACCCATTTGATTGCATTTTTGCTTAATTAGTGCCTTTTGTGGTGACGTGGGTTCTTGTGATTTTGTTGCAATAGATTGTCCAGCTAAAGCTGTTGTCATTTCATCAGCACTAGGAAATTCACTTCCAAAATAACCCATATGACCCAAGCAACGACCTAAGGCTGATGTTTCCGCCACTTCTAAAGCTGAAGTTGAATTAATACCTTTAGAGGTTATTTCTTCCATAGCGTGACCAGTTATAATGTTATCATCTATCTTAATTGTGCATTTCATAACAACCACGCCGCCTTCGCATTTAATAACTTCGTTTATCAACGAAAAAGCTCTTTCTGTTTTTTTCATATCAGTTAAAAACCTTTTTAATCTTGATGCAACTGGTTCATAGTCTTTTCCGTGAATCTTAACTGTTGTTTTAGCCATTTTCATTCTCCTTATTTATTGAGTTGTTTTCTAATAATTCAAAAATTCTATCTATTACATCGTTTGAATGTCCGCCGATATGCCAAATTCTGATATGTTCTTTATGTTGACCTTCTACTCCTAAATAATTAATACCAGTTTTGTAGTTGTAAATAGTAGCAACCGCACCATCTTCAAATTCAACTTCCCAGTTAGAATCTATTTTGTATCCGTCGCCTTCTTTAGGCTCTCCAAATACTTCAACCAATTCAGAATATGAAACGTTTAAATAAGATAAAAAGCTGGTTCCAGCTACTTTAATTTTATAATCAAGATGCGTATAAAATTCCATTATTTACCCCCTTTACAGTATAACGATGGATCAAATGTTTTTTCATTATAATAATCTTCAACTTCATCCTCATCAGGTATATGTCCGCACTCGTCACACATAAGCCAATCAATAGAACCTTCAGGATCAAACGGATCTTGAACCTCTATATCTATCATTTTTATATTTTTGTCTTCTTTATTCAAACATACTTTGCAATTCATTTTTCTTTTCCTCTTTTATTTTAAATAACAATGTAATTTATAATAGAAAATAATCGTGTGGCAACATATTTTTTTATATTTTATAAAAAATACAGAGAATAAAATATATTTTATATTTTTTAAAAAAACGTTGCTTAACTATGATTTTTAGATTTATGTTAAGTATAGCAAAAAACAATAACAACAAAACGGAGAAGACAATGATAAAAGTAGCAAATAAAGATGCAAGGGCATTAGTAGAAGACAAGAACGAATTTAAAGGCAACAATATATTTTCAGAGTATAAAGAAGATTGTTATATAGTATATTCTTATGGATACCACTTTCCAATGTTTGTTTATGATCTTGAAATGTGTCAATGGTATGAGAACTCTGATAAATATTCTTCAAGCACATCAAAGCAACAAACTCAATGTCGCCCTCGTGTTGATGATATTATACCTTTAGGAACACATCAATTGAAAGATTTAGTAGAACATAGAATATATCCTGAAGGTGTTAATTTTTAGTAGGAGGAAACAGTTAGACAAATCAAGGGAGGTTTTTAAGCCTCCCTTTTTTTGTTCCATTCCGTCAGTAGAGGTAGATTAGGGGATGGAAATCACCAAGTTTCAACAAATTTCATTTTTGTATTATATAAATTAGGCGCAGTTTGATCAATGCTATAACTTTTTTGATCTAATGTGCATATACTAAAATTATGACTGTTAAAATCTAATTTATCTGGCTGGAAAATAAAAGGGATTGACCCGTTTAACGTTGGATTTATAAACCTACTATATAAATCATCATTATTTCTATAAAGATCACTGATAAATTGATTATTTGATGAAATGTCTTCCGATAGATCAGTTGACTCATAAGCATCTTGATTGCTAACTGCTTCAGCAGTTCCAGTTAAATAATACAGTTCATTTTCAGCCATAACATCTTCATTTCCTAAAAATGAAAAACCTAAATTATACATTCGCCGCCCCGATCTTTGTCCGTCAATTGCTGATTTAAGTCGTCGTTCAATATTCCAAACTTTATAATCATTATCAGCGATAAAACTAGACCAAGAAGGCATTTGGCCCCACGTTGGATTGCCAGCAAAATTTATGTTAGAAATTGTTGAGCCTGACATTGTTTGTATTGATTTGATGCCTTCATAAGATTTTGTTATTGAGGTTTCTAAATTTGCGCTATGTTTAAAATCAAAATATTGTCCAAATGCTATCGAGCCTAATTGAATATTATTATAATTTTCGTTTGCATCTAATGCAGTTTCTGACTTATTTCTTATATGAAATTTGATAGGATTAGTCCACCAGTCAGAATAATCAGATTTTTTTTGTATGCCAACAAGTCTAGCAATCATAACTCCGTCGCAAGTTGGTTCTAAAATCGAGTAACCATTACTATCGGGATCAACTGTTCCATAACCTTGGCAATTTAAAATTGGTTGCCAATATAAAGAAGCTTGTTCTTCTGATGTGTTGTCGTGAGTTTTGTATCTGTACAATGGTTCAAATGTTAAATCTAATTCGTGCAAATTATGACCAAGAATTGCAATATATCCAGTCGATTCATCGTTGCTGTCTTTAGTGTCAACCCAATTTTGAACTAATTTTCCAATTAAAGATGATTGACCTAATCCTAAATACTCAGTCATTCCAAATAAAGTATTATATGTTCCATAAAAATTCGACGAAGATTGATCCAAACGTGGACTAAAATTGTAATAATTATGAGGAGTTAAACCAAACAGACCAGTTGCGCTATTATTTGACAAGCTGTTAAAATTTACTGTACTTTGATTAGTATAATGTATTGAATCAGAATTTTCACTGCTATACAATGCAATTGATGCTCCAGTTGTAATTCCCTTTTTTATAAAAAAATCGTTATAGTTTACATATACTCTCGGTGTTCTTGGTTGTGAATATGGCATTAATTTCTCCTAATTTTAATATCCGCTTCCGCCTGAAGTTGTGCCGGATTGCCCGCCAGTTCCTAATTGTGATACTCCAGTTGCTGTTGAAGTAGTTTTTTTAATTGAAGAACTTGTTAATTTTTTAGGAACAGATTTACTTCTAATCCCTTTGTTGGTTGGTTTTTTAAATTTAACTGAATCTCTTTGCTCCATAGATAGTTCGCCTCTGCTGGTTTTTTCATCTTTGTTTAATAAAAAATTGACGCCTTTATCATAAAGATCGTTCCATTCGTCGTTGATTGATCCCCATACCTGATCAAAATTTTCCCAGCTATTGTCATAATGTTTTATTTTTACATCTGCTAACTTGCTATTAAAATTATAAACTTTTATTTTTTGTACATTTAAAATTCCAACATATGAAAAAAGACTGTTCATTCTTCTTTCAATATGCGACGGAAAATACATCATTAATTTTTTATCTGATTGAACAATTTTTAAGTGCGGCGATTTTGCTTGTATTTGAAAGTTACCAGTGCAATATAAAACCATAATATTAATCATACCTGATCCTTCTAAATAAACAACCCCGTTGCCTACATATAAAACGCCATAAGAAAATTGATTTTTATCTAATATTTTTTTAGAAGGTATCATTATTATCGTTTATTGGTTTTTGTGGCTTAAATTCCAGCTTTGTTGGCTTATCTAATCCAGTACCTGACAAATCAACCTGCTGAGTAACTGCAATATTAGCCATTTTAAAATTGTTTGGATCAATACTCTTTACAAATAATTTATTCATTATAGAGAAATAATTTTTTTGTTGCAAATCTCCTAAAATTTCATTAAACAAAATTCTAAAATTGTAAGCATCCATTAAATAAAGATGTCTGTATCTGTGAAGATTGTTATCCATATTTTGAGGATTAACGTAATAATTAATATTTGAGTTTTCAGTTGTGGCGTTGTGCAAATTAGGATTTGAAGCCAGTGCAATTTCTGCTCTAATTGTTAATTCTACTGGCATAATATTATTTCCGTAATCAATGTCACCGTCATTCTTATAAGCGTACATTTTAAGAGGAGATAAATTTTTTAATCCATTTATCATTGAACTGGCTGTATAACTATCAAATACATCGTAACTTAAAAATTCAGGTTGTTGATACGATCCGCTCCAGCCAAATTCAAAATTTTTGAATATTGGTTTTGCATTGTTTAGCTTTAAAAAATCAGATGCAAATGATTTTATTTGATTTACATCAAATAATTCATTTAATGTGCTATCAGGATTGTTCATAATAGCTTGCTCCATATCTAACCAAGATGAGTAATTACTTAGAATATGATTAAGCGTTCCATAACTTCCGCCATTTTTTATATTGTTAAAAAATTCAATTAATACTGGATTTATATCGATTAAATATAAAAGAGTATCTGTTTCTCCAGCACTTGTCGAATAATGTATTATAGGATTATACTCCAATCGCCCGTTATTATAATTTCCTTCAATAATAGGATCGTTGCTCAAAGTGTTGGGCATTATATCTCCCGCGCTATCAAAACTAAAAATTCTACAATTTGTAAATGTTTCTTGTATGCTTAATTCTTGACATAAATTTTGATTAGTATATATTAACGGAACAATAGGCGATTGATAACCTTCGCAATTTACAATATTACAAGCAAAACAATTTTGCTCATCAATAGGTATTAAAGCGTTTAACAAAGCAACTGATTCTTGATTTATTAAAAATTGATTTGGTGCTGGATGGAGAAAAGCGTTTAAATAATTTACAAAACTTCCATCAGGACAATTAATTGGAACTTCATTTCCCGCTTCAATGTTGTTCACTATATGTTGCATACATTCAACGTCCTCCATAGTAATCAACCCATCAGTATTTAAATCGCCAGTTAATTGTTCGTTTAGATTAGAAATAGGTATCATATGAACAAAACGCTTTTTCTGATCTGCAATAGGAAGCGTTAATGAATCTTCGCCATCAATGTCAACTATTATGTTTCCGCTGAATACAACTTCAATTATATAAACAATAAAATCTTCTGCTCCAATATTTCCAATGGTTGTATTATAAAGTATATGCCCTCCCCTTGATTCTATTATTTCGTCAGATGGCACTCCTTCAAGAAATACTCTGGCAATATCATCATAACTCATATCTTTAAAAACGTCAATTGAAATATGAACAACGTGACCATTATCTCCCATTGAAACATAAACCGGATTACCGGAATAATGACCGCCCCAGTCGTTACTTTTAATGGTTTTATATTCTCCGTCGTGCTTAACTAAAAAATTGACAACTGGATTATTTAATTGTATTGAAACGCTGGGAATTTGAACATTTGGATCGCTTTCAGAATAACCGTCAATATTCACATCAGTAAAATTAATTCTAACATCATATTCGTTACCGTTATCAATACCTAAATCAAAAACATTTGCATTAAAAGCAACTGCCGACCAATTCATAACTCTATAAATATTTATCATTTCATCTGCAAAATCTGCATTGTATTCCCCAATTAAATCTGAAGGTTTTGTGAAGGTGTTTGTATCTGTAACTCTATATTCTGCGGGAATAACATTTGTTTCAATACCAACATCAACATAATCATTCCAATTATAATTGCAATTTCCATCTAATAGCGGTTGTGAATTTGGATTGTAATTATACAATGAAATTAAATCTTCCCAATGATTACCATCTGCATCTAAATTATAATTAGTTGCGCTAGTATCTCCGCAAACTGAAATATAGTTGCAACTGGCGTCATCTATTGTGGCAAGTGGATTATAATTTGTAGCGGTTGGCGAAATACAACCTCGAATCATATTGTCTTCAATAAATTCATTATTTGTAGTTGTGTTAACCATTTGAATTAATTTTAATGTTATTTTATTTAATGAAAACGTTTTTGATGTTATCATAAAAAATTTAAAAAATTGTTGTCCGTTGTGTACAATTTTATTATCAGTGTAATCAATGCCAAACGCTTTATTGTTATTAATTAGCTTATCAAACCAAACTATATCTCCAACTTCATAATCTAAATATGAAATTGGCAAATCAATAACTGCTTCTAATTTTTGATTACAATGTAATCTCAAATAATGTTGCGCAAATTTTTCAGCTGTTATAGAGTCTTGACAATGCCTTAATTTTAGAGTTAATGGCTTATCTACATCTGAAATAATAGGTTGTTGGTAGTTGCCGCCGATTGTGCATAATTCAGAAGCCATTAAATAGGATTGATCTGCTGGAAAAAATTTTTCGTATTGTTGAGAACAATGGTTGTATTCATACTCAACTCTTAATTTAGGTACAATTTTTTCAGATTGCGGTGTTAAAGAAAATTTATGTTTTATAATATCATTAATTTTAATAACTGTTTTAGGCGTTTCGTATTGTAAAATATCATAAGTAGTTGAAACATATTTAAAATCGATTTCGTTGTTCTGATTTATTGTAGGGATTAAAGGTGTTTCTTTAAATAAATTATTTAGATGTTCTTCAATAGTTTTGTCTTCGTCTATTTGATACGACCAACCGCTTTTATCGTTTGCATCTGTACCAACCCAACCGCCATCAACTAAATTTTGATTAGTTTGTGCAGTATTTATTGCAGTAATTCCAAATTGATTCAATAAATTTTTTGTTTGAAAAGCTGGATCGCAATAAGAATTGGATTCTAATTTTCTTCCATATTGTAAAATTGACGCCCATTTTTTATTAAAACAATCGTCAATCCCATATACTTGATGTAGTGTAAAATGAGTAACAAAACCCCAACTCGCTGTGTGTTCATTGTTGTTTGTACCGCTTGATCCCGCTTTATCGTAATTAATATCAAATGTTAACTCTTCAAATTTGTCTAGTGAATCCCATTGCGGAAAATGAGATTTGTCTGCTAATGTGCCAGTTAAATTGTGTGTTAATGAATCTAAATCTGAATTGCCATCTGTTGAACCAATATTCGCTCCGTAAGTTATATCAAATTGATATTGAGAGCCGGCTGAATAACTATGTTCTCCAACGCTTGTATTCAAAGCAACGTATTTACCTTTAACAATTGGCGACTCTAAATCCACTGGCAACCTCATTGCATCGCAATTTCTTAAATTAACATCAGTTGCTTGATCTGCATCTGTTAAATTGAAATTATAATGTTGTTGTATAACTTGTGACGCGCCTCGCTCGCCAACTACTGATTGCGCGTAATAATCGCCATCGGCTAAATAATGAATATAAAAATTGTTATGATAACCTAATATAGGATATAAATCTTCATCGCTTATTAAATAGGGCGGCGTGAATAAATATCTAGCGTTTACAAATGTTCTACATTCATAACTTCCGTTCATTTTGTTAAACTTAAAGGTTAATCCCTTTCTTACTCTTCTGAAAGCATCTAATGCTTTTGATTCGACTACTGTTCCTCTAGCGTAATCACTGCTGGTAATATAATCGTTGTAATCCCAATCATAAACAACTTGATCTCCTTGCATACTTTCAAAGCCTTCAGGGTTCATCATAAAGATTCCAGTATTTGAATCGCCGTCCCACATCGTATCTTCAATTTTTAATTTATTTCCTAAAATTAACTTCCATTCATCGTAATTAATCATATCGACTTCTGCATCTTCAGCCTCTGACTGCAAATATGGATCAATAGTATAAACAAATTTAATTTGGTCAGGTTTTCTAATTGTGTGGCACTCAGCAATCCCTTTCATATATCCGTTACCGTGAGAACCAATGCTGTCTTCAGCAAACCTTGCATCCATAAAGCCTTCAGCTATTTCTTGATCTAGAATATAAGACGGCTCGCTATGAGTTAATCCTTTAATAATTGGTATTTTCAGACCAGTTCTATCAGATTTAAATTTAATAGTTTGAAAATTTAAATGATATTGTTCGTTTGTCATTTCATTGTTTGAATATCTATATTTATAACCCATAAATCCGACTGGTGTATTATACATATTAACACGATGATAATTTCCTTCGTCCCATATGAAACAACAACTCACGCTTTGGTTAATTAAATCTGCTGTATTTCCTACTCTTGGATCAACTAATACATCCGGATCAGTTGGTGCTGAAAACCCTTCTCTAAGTGTCATACTTGCTTTATGAGCAATATTTTCAGGTTGTGGATTTTTTTCAGGAAAAGCTTCTTCAATAGTTTCTTCAACTATTGGCTGAAAAGTGTCTGTTCCTAGACCTACTGTATCAAAAATTAAACTTTGATATTCTTTTGTATGGTTAACATTTTCATTATTGCCGGTATTTATTGTTATTGTTTCTTGACTTGCTTCTCTAGTATTCATTACACCTTGCGCATAATAACCACGCCCATAAGTTATCGGAATAAATTTATTTGGAATAGGACTGGTTGATGATGTAGTGCCTTGATTTATATGTGTTTGTAAATACTCTTTAACAGCGTCTTCACATTCAAAATTTACTGAGATTTCGTTGTGTGTAATTTTTCTAATTGTTCCTTCAAAAATATTTATTAAACCAATACTGTTATTACCTATTTTGACAACAACGTTTTTATTAACATAATTTTCTAAATTGTATGTTTCAGATATTCTGTTTCCTTGATCTATGTTTGATAATTGGATTGATATATAAGGCGCGTTAATTGTTTTATTTATGAGGTCTAACTTATGAGTAAATCCTGATATTGCTGTAATTAATGGTTTGTATTGTATAGAGTTATATGAAAAATTTCTGCTGGCAACATTTAATTCGTGTATTGTTACAACATAAATTAAATCAGCTTGATTCGATTTGATAATATCATTTTGTTCTTTTGTTAAATTAATCATTCCAAAATCCTTTGGGACATTTACTTAATTTTAATTTAGACTTTAGCATCATAAAACAACCGCATTGTTTACATCTTCTCAAATAAGGACTAAAATGGTTGCAATCTAGACATTTTTCTATTCTATTGATGTGAACTTCATTTGGTGCAATTAATTTGTTTTTTATGCTATTATAGAGCATATTTTAAATCATCATTGGTGATGTCGCCTCTACGTATTGCATCTTTTATTTTAGGGATTGCATCGTTCATAATAAATTCATCACTAAGAATGTTACCTGAAAAAGATATATTAACTGAACCTTGATTCATTGGAATTGCATTATCTGCTCCAAGAGGTGTTATTTGAACTAACTCTTTTCCGCTTGGATTGTCACCAACTATGATTTGTTCTTGTCCGTTTGTTATAAATTGACCACCTTTAGCAAATTTCGGAGGCTTTTGTCCAGCTATTAATCCAAGTTGAACAGCACCTAATCCAGCAATCACTCCAGTCATAACAAGGTCGCCCATCGCCAAAGCTTTGGTAACTCCTTCAGCTATATTCATTGTTGCAGTTGTTAAACTTTGAAGTTTTCCAAGTTTCCAAAGTTTCATTTTTTCTTTCGCAATACCTCTTGTAGCATCTCGCTCCATTTTTTTTCTACCGTCTGCATCTGCTTCTTGATAAGCTTCAGTCGCTCTTAATGATTCGAGCGTATCTTGTTCTCTACGTCTTAACTGTTTTTGATATTCATCAGTAACGCCTGATATTGATGAGTTAAGAGGTTCAACATAATTGGCTCGAAAAGCTTGGATTTCTTCTTGCATTTTAACAGCATTTTCTTTAGTGTAACCGTCCATTACTTCACGTAACTGTGCAATAGTGTCTTTCCATCTTTGTAAGTATGTTTTTTGAACATTACCATTATTATCAGGTGTGCTGTTTTTCGCGGCTTCTTTGTTTATTCTTTCAATTTCTCTAGCTTTTTCTTTTTCTTTGTCTATTTGA